ATAGGTAACTTGTCTACATTCTCACGTTCCACAGAGAAGCCAACACCAGTACCACACATAAGTATATACATACACTCATCAAATGAACGTGGACTATCAACAGGTATGTAGCTACAGTTATAACCACCAACATGGCATCTATCTAATGCAGGTCCTGATGTCATTAAGGCTCTCATGCTAGGCATAACCCCTAAAGACATTATCTGTGCTGATAGTTTTTCTTTTAATGCTTTAGTGATAGTATAGTTATGATTTTTATTTAAATGATTACTCATATAACTAAAGTATCTATCTACAGTCTCTCCCCAATTTTCTCTTCTTTGTTCTTCGTCTTTCCATCTTGCATAGCGAGAGAGTGCTATAAAATTTTGATAGTCAGTTGGTAGGTAATTACTTAACATTTATGTCTCCGTTTGTACTTTTAATTGTGTTATTTTTGTTCCATCTATATCGTAAAAGAATTCTCTTACATACTCTTCAAAATCTTCTGTAACGTCACCATCAGAAGGAACTGAATACTCATCTGGGTCAACCGTTATATTACATATTATTTTAACTCTTATCAGTGACATCGTAAACCTCTATTAGTTTATTTAGATACCATTGTGCTTTTTTCAAGTCCTCTAAACCGTTTTTGTATTTAAATCTCCATAAATACTTAGCTATGTTTCCTTGTAAATAAGCATCAAATCCATCACCTAGCATAGCTTGTAAAGCATCTATACATTCAATACCTGCTTCGTTATAATGTCTAGGATGATTAATCATGTCCTCTTGTAGCTTTGATAATTCTTTATCTTGCATCATTTTCATAAACTCCATATGTCTCATTATGTTTCAGATTTAACAAAGGATACATTTATTACATTATCACTATACGTTTTTTTAATCTCATTGTTTTTAAAAGAATCTTTATGCTCTTTGTCAAATACATTAACAACGTAATCATTTATTTTATCTCTAAAGTTAGGCTCTACTTCCATAAAATTTAATGTAGAACAAAGCATCTTACATATATGCTCCACTTGATAATAGTCATCATCATCTAATGGATTATCTAAATTAGGCATAATAGATAGTTCTATACCACCATTCCATTTACCTATACTATTTAGATGAGGATTAACTTTAATAATAAAATCTTCAGGTAAAATAGTTTTATTATTATTTCCTATGTTTTTTTCCATACTTTAATTCTCCTTTTAACTTTCTTCCTACAAATTTTATTCTTTTAGGATGTTCGTTTTTACCTTTTTCTTTTAACCAATCTTCAGGTATAATCCTATCATAGTATCTAAATCCATATTTAATACACCATTGTGCATACGTTGACTTAGCACCTTTATTAAGTCTAGCACGACTGTTAGTAAATACAAATCTAATATCTAAGTTTGGATGTTGCTTTTTTATAGCTAAATGTTTTCGTCTGTCAATAGCTAAGAACCTTCCTTTTGTTTCTATAATTATTCCATTATATAATATAAAATCAGGAGTGTAAGTGCGATAGGCTAAGTCTTCCCATTCTATCTTAATACTTTCATAAGAGTACTCACATTTCTTTTGTTTTAAATATAGAGATACCTTATACTCTAAACCACTTCTATATCCATACTTCTTAGCTTGTTTGCTTACTTGATATAGCTGCACTTATTCGCCTTTTAACTTAACATATTGAACCATCTTAGGTTCTTTAGCTTGAGACATCTGTGCAGGTAGTTCTCTTAGTGTAGGAAAGCATGAGTTTCTATAATCACAAAACTTACAATTACTATTGAGAACCATGTTACCTGTAGACACTTTACGAAAGAACTCAGGTTGTGGCTCAAAACATCTTTTAAATTCTTTTTCTTCTGCTNTAGCTATAGTTTTCTTTATAGTATTAAGTTCTTCTTTTAAGTCCATATTACTTGCTGGAACATATTTNAATTGACCATTAGCTTTATTGACAACCCACCAACCACCAACCTTGTGTCCTGATGCCTTTGCATAACCTGCTAGTTGTCCAACGTAACCAAAGCTATCTCCATCTCTTAGTGTTTCATAAGACTCAAACTTATTTCTGTATGACCAATCAGAAGCTGATTTTATATCATCTACTGCATCATTCATAACAATATCATACGTACCTTTAATTGTTCTATCGTCATCTAATTTAAGTTCTACTTCAGTATTGTCTTTATATTCCATCCCGGCTTCAGTAAGCAATCCCTTAAATACTGCTTCAACGATATCACCTAACATCATATTCATAACGAATGTAGTAGGTTTAGGTAAAGCTTTTTCAGGGTGATTCTTTTGAAACCATAGTTGGCAAGAGGGTCTGCCTATATTAGACATTCTAAATCTAAACTCATCCCTTTTGTTACCACCAGCAAATTGACGTTTCAAAGCATCCTTAATTTCTTCTCCTATACGTTCTATAGTAGAGTCACTCATTCTAGTCTTACCATGAGTAGCATCTTCAAGATACTGATGAATCGCCAATTCTGCTGGATGGTGCATTATGCTACCTCTTCAGAAGAATCTATATCTATAAAATCGCTTACAGTGTCTATATCTTCTTGACTTATGTTACTTTCGTTCTTGATGCTCCATTCATTAATGATATACTCATTATAATTCTGAACCCATGCAACAAAGTCTGCAAACATAGTTTGGTCAGAATCACTCAATGAAACTGTATTTGTAACATCTAGACTTGGTAGAGGAAGATAAAATGAATTACCGTTAGGTAACTTTCTTTCATCTGTATTTAACACAATGTTATGTTGAACAGGTAGTCTTTTCATTTGTGCTAATTTNGCAAAGGGAGCACCCATTGTTTTAAAAGCATCACGGTTATCAATTTCCCAAATGAATGGAGACTCAGCCAACTCAGTAGCTTCACCCTTTTCGTTAACGGTGTTTTCCAATGTTATTAAACCAAATATGACACGCACTCTTTTTATTTGTTTTAATAAATCTTGTTGAGTTATTGGTAATGATTTAAAATCCTTTACATAACCTGCAGGTTTACCACAGTTAAATGTACCTTGATTATCTTTTAAATCAATGTTTAAACTATCAGCCATAACAGTTTTATGGTAAGTACCCATTGGCTCACCTGCTTTGGCATTGTTATTCTTAACAAATCTTTTATACATAAACCTCTGCATAAAAGGTCTGATAGTTGCCGATGAACCATAATATGTGTCAACATCAGGTTTGTCTAGGCGATAAGTACCCCCATTAACAACCTCAACCTTAACATTCTTACCGTTCATTTCTGTTTCACCCATAATTGGAGAATGATTAATCCTCAATCTAGGTAAAGTATTGCTCTTCTTCGGCTCGGAAGAAGTGTCTCCTGCGATACCCATAGCTTTTGCCATTGCAGCATAGTTACTTGTATCTATAGTTATTAAATCACTCATGTGTGATACCTCTCTTTCATTAAAGTTTTATAGTTATATCATGCGACATCTTTTGTGTCAAGCCAATTGTCACCAATTTTTGCTTCTAATAGTAAAGGTACATTAAGATTTATACCAAACTTACTTTCAATCAGTGGTTTCAATTCATTATTTATTTCTTTTATCAANTATATTACTTGATTTATCTCTTCAGGATGCACATCAANTACTACAGAATCATGCACACTATTCACTATACAAGACTTATANGTTTTAAACTTGTCTTCCATATGCATTAACACTANAGGTACTATATCAGCAGTAGCAAATGATTGTACAGGATAATTCTTTATCTGCGTAAAGTTTGTAACATTACCATTAGTTAATCTTCTTATATCCGGGAACGAAAACTGTCTGCCAGAAGGTGTAGTAATCATACCTGTATTCATAGCTTCCGAAGCCAATCTGGTATGCCAAGATTTAATGCCTTGGTACTTTTGTGTGAAGTGTTCATAGTATTTTGCTTCGGCTTGTGTTCTACCAAATCCTGTTGCTCCGTAGAGTGGTGCAAAGGTGTGTGCTTTCGCATCTTGGCGAGTAGTCGGTTGACCCGCATCTGTAATAACTTTAGACGTATACGAGTGAACATCAAAACCAGTAGTGACTTCTTCAATAGCAACTCCATCTTGTGATAAGTAAGCAGCAACTCTAAACTCTAACTGTGCAAAGTCAGCTTCTAAAACCTTACCACCTTCCCATCGTGATATAAAAACTTTCTTAACAGGGAATGTACCACCTCTAGGCATATTCTGCATATTAGGGTCAGCACCACTAAACCTACCAGTAGACGTTCTATGTTGTAGTAATCTTACGTGTAGCTTACCATCAGGTTTCATATAAGTATTGATACCNTGTATGAAAGAAGATAGATAAGTATCTAATGCAGATAGCCTTTGTAAGTCATGTAAAAAGCTATACGCAGAAACAGAATCAGTTCTCTTAGTAACGTGTTGTAGAATCTGTAACATCTTTTTATTAACACTAAATCCATTGGCACTAATCCATTTAACGGTTGGTGCATTAAATTTAAGTCCAGCTACTTGTGTAGTAGGAGTAAAAACGTAGCCAAGGCTACTGCAAGTAGTACATTTGGGTAACTTAGCATAAAGATTTCCATCCTTTTTTACCTTTCTAATTGTACCTGTTCCATTACATTCGTGACATTTATCTGCTCTAGTTTTGTACACTATCTCAGATGTTTCTTCTATAGTAGATTTGAAATCTTCTTTGCTCATATAAGGAACAAAAGGATTCATCCAAGTTGATTTATCTTTTGGTTTTCTACTGTATATAATCCATGACATTTGTTCAGGACTATTAAGATTAATTGGTGTATCACCCATAAGACTATGCACTTGTCTATTTAATCTTTCTTCTATCTTAACCTTCTCTTGCTCAAACTCTTCTCTAACTTCATCTAACTTATTTTTATCAACAGTGAAACCAGTTTGATATATTCTTGCCAATGTTAATGCAACACGATTTGTTAGTAGAATGGTATCCATCAAAGATGAATACTCTTGTGTGTTTAGTTTCTTGTATATCTCATCAGATAGCTCTTGTGTAGCTTTTAAGTCAGCAGATAGATAGTCAGATAACTCTTGTTTAGGTATCTCATCTATAGGTACTTTGTTCTTAAAGTAATCTTTCATTGTGTCTTGTTTCTTAGTTGCTAAATCATATCTGTTTGCACAAGCTTCTAAAGACAATGGTTCTTTCAAACCACGTTGAAGTACATACTCACCTAACATGGTATCAAATACAGGACCATCATACTTTAAGTCACATTCCCATAGCCACATTAAGTCATGTACTATGTTATGTCCTATAAGTATAGTTGCTTGGTCGAGTAGTTCTTGCACACCATTAAAGTTATCTCTGTATAAATACTCTTGACCACTATCTGTTAAACAGCCAACCATAACAAGTTTGTTATTAGTTTCAAATGGGTCTAGGTGTAACTTACCATCTCTATGTGTTACTGTATTTTCTACATCAAGTGTTAGCTTCATGCTGTATACCTCGCAGTTTTATAATCAAGATTACAAGTAACATTACCGTGCCAACCTGTCAATTTGTTTTTTACAACATTGAGATGTCTTTCAGGACCTTCTTCTTCTTGACCTTCAAGTGGTGGATTCTTAGCAATCAATACCATCAAGTCAGCTTCAGCAGCTTTACCTGTCCTACTACCTTCCATCATAGATTGATTAAGTACAACCTTACCCTCTGCTTCAGCCGATAGTTGAGACATATAAAACATAGCACAATTATGAGACTTAGCTATCTGTCTAGCATATATTGCATTAGCCTTTAATGCTTCATCAGGTCTAGCAAAGCCACCTGTCCTAGCAAACTTATCTCCCATGTCTAGTACAACTATGTCAGGCTTATATGATTTACATACACTCTCTACCCAAGCCATATCACGATTCGATGCATCTTTGATATCTATATGTTTACGTACTGGACTGTACAACTCTTGTGCTTTCTGTGGATTCTCTTTCACTTGATGCATTGTCATGCCTGTCGCTGCCGTCAAGTATCGTGCTCCCACTCTATGAGGACCTTCTTCGTTACACAGTATAATACATCTAGCACCTTGATGAGCAAAGCCACCGGGAGATGCAATCAAACTCGCATGGAATGATGTCTTACCTGTATTTGGTCTAGCACCTACTTCAATTAGATGCCCAGCATTTACACCCTCAACCACTCTAGTCAAACTTGGTATACCAAAGTTCCACCTAGCTTCTAAATCATTCTTAGATAATAATGCTTCGATACTAATATCCTCCCATGTTAAGTTTAGATTAGGTGTAAAATCATCACCATACTGCTCCAAAATATGACGAAGAGGTTCAAGTGTAGATTGAGAACCATTGACATAATCAAAACCAAGATTAGCAATGTCTTCACCAACAACTTGCTGAAATAGTTTAGATAAAACTTCTTGTGCAATATCTTCTCCCATTGGTTGTTCTCGTTTTACACTACCAAACAATGATGAGTATGCTTGTTTTTGAGCAGTTGTCATAGATGGATTGTTTGACATAAACAATGCTTCAATCTCATCAGGTGTTACTGTTCTTTCGTATGTAGTCATAGCACTATCTAGTGCTTGTTTAATCTTCCTTACATCTTTACTAAATAGTCTGTCTGGACACTTAGCACCTCTATGCTCATCATAAAATGTTTTGTCCATTAAACTTCGTATTAGGGATAGTTCCATAGTTTACTCCTTTGGGGTTAGGAAATATAAATTATTTAAGTCTTCTTCATTTCTATATTTCAAATCGTCTTTCAGTCTAAGTACTTTTATTTGTTTAACGTAGTTACGTAACTCTTTTGCAAATTGCATTGTCTTGTCTAGTGCATCCGGGTCTAACGCAATTATTGCTGTTGAGAACTGTGATAGGTATTGCTTATGTGATTCCGATAAAGACGTTCCTAGCACAGCTATCCCCTTCCGTGTAGCACTCGCAACCACTGCTGCACTAACACAATCCTCAACAACAATAGCAGTTGTACCATGTCCTTGAGAATAGGGCAAGTTATTTTTTCCATATCGTTTCCATTTTGGTAAACTATTACCTAATGAACGACCTGCACCATCAACAATCTTGCTGTTATGCACAATGGGAAACACTGCTCTATTTTCTTTAACATCATAGTACAAACTTAGTTTGTCAGCAGATAAACCCCACTTATTACACCACTCAGTAACTGCCTTACGATTACCATGTGGAACAATATGTTTAGGTAACTCAAAGATGGTATTATCATCTCCTTGTATCTGCTTATGCATAGCAGTGCGAATGTCATCTACAGTAAGAGTAACACGAGAACTTCCTGATAAACTACATGATATCTTGTAGCAGTTCCACATTATTGCACCCATATTATTAGTTACTGTAAATGTATTGTAGCTTTTACAGTTAGGACAATCTAGTCTTTTAGATTCCCCTACACTTAACTGTAAATCATTTATATAATTGTATATATTCATTTATATGTATCACTTATATGTATATATAATATTAGCTGTTCGGCACTTGCCTTGTGCTTATAGCAATGGATTCACGGGTTGTCAATGCTTTTTTTGCACTTAGGTAAGTATTTTTCATATATGGCATTACACTATTAGGATTTGCATGTCCTGTAACAGACATTATTTGACCCATAGATACACCGGCTTCAACCATCTCAGTTGTACCTGTTCTACGTAAGTCTGCCAATCGTAGCTCATTAGGTAAGCCTGCAGAGGACATAGCCACTCTCCCTAGTTTGGATATACCATGAAGACTATAAGGCTTGTATGCTCCTCTAATCGCCTTCGGCATAGGTGCAACATATTCTTGGAATCCGTAGTCTTCCTTTTGTTGTACAAGCATAGCTAGTAAATCTTTACTAATGGGAAGGTGAACTGTGGCTCTACGTTTTGATTGCTCTAGATGTAAAATACCTTTGTCAAAATCTATATACTCAAACTTTAACAATCTCATATCACCAATTCTTTGACACCATTCATAAGCCATTTGTACAATTAAACCTAAGTTTCGTGTTTTAAAATTAGTGTATGCATAATCTAGAAATTGTTTCACTTGGTCTCTTGTCCAAAGAGTTTTTCTAGACTTAGGTGTTCTGCATTTGAAAGTAGAGAATGGGTTACTTTGTACATAACCCATCTCCATTCCATAAGAATACATTTTTCTTGATACAGAGCATATATGATTAGCCATAGAAATGCCACGATTTAGCCATACTTCATAAGACTTCTTAGCTTTAGCACCGTTCATATTTTTTAAATATGTTCTTGACAAGTGTTTACTTTCTACAATTGTACTCAACATGTTCTTTATAAAGTATTGATAATCTTGTTTAGATTTATCGGCTAACATATTGAAATCACTAGATAATAAATACTCATCAGCTAAACCTTGTACAGTAGGATTGTTTTGTACAGACACAACTTCAGATTGTTGTTGCAAAAATGCATCAATCAATTTGTTAAATTCATTAGCTTTCTTTTTTGCTATTGACAAATCTGAACCTAAGTTAGTACGTGTGACAATGCCT